ATATTTTTGATTGGAACTTGTCCGATTTAATCAAGTACTCATTCATCAAATTGATGAATTTTGTTCTATTCATTGTACTATCCCCCAATTTCTGAGTTGCATACATTTTAATAATTGGTGCAAAATTTACAACATCAGATTCAGTAAAAGAGATATTATTATCTATAAAGAAATCTGTTATATATGAACCCGAATTTTTATAAGATAATTCAAATATTTCAGAAAATCCAACATAAGTTTCCAAAGCTTTCCAAGCATCAGGATTATCCGCCTTAGATTGTGCAACTGTTTTTGCTGGTGGTAATTCATTAGGTGTTTTAATAACATAAGAATCTAACGTATACGGGTCAGCAATAAATTTAGTTGAAAAACTATAGAACAATTTTTTATCGAAGCCTGATGGATTACCATTTTTAATAACCACATCATATTCCATAAATCCTTTTAGTACATCAATAAACTGAGCAACCTGTCTATTTTGAATATTTTCAACAATATTAGTTCCATTATTGCCACTTGGTTTAGGTATTTTCATTAAGTCTCTAAACAACATTTGGAAATTGAAATATCTTGTTTGACTCTGTAAAATATCTTTCGGTAATAAGGATGTATCTATATCATATATGGACTTAGAAAAATTTAAAAACTCAGTTTCAAAACTGTCTAACACATTTTTCTCAAACACTGAAAATATTTCACTCATTTTTGAATAGTCGGAACTAACTCCATTAATTGAAAAATTCTCTTGTTTTGATGAACCTGAGAAAATTTCTTTCATATAATCATAAGGTGTTGGTTTAACAACCTTATTGACATCAAAATACCCGTAATTAGGTGAAGACCAAAATAATCTTACAGCACCATTATGCACAGCAGTGTTACCAGTCACTTCAATTTTCATTTTATTTGGTACAACACTATTTGGTTCAAAACATTCCCAAAGTGTTTGGTTTGTAAGTGAGCCATGTGACGGCATGATATATGAATACAAATTATCAAAAGTATTAACATACACAGACCAAGGAATTACTCTTAAATCTCTCAGAGGTTGATTAGTGTCAAATCCGTCTTTTTGGTCTATAATTGCATTACTAACATAATTTAAAGTTAATCCTGAACTAAACCCATTTTGAACTGCGGTATCAGTATATCCCGAGAATATATAATACCCTTGATAAAATAAGTTAAAATCATTAATTAATTGGGGATAAAACCCAACGTTTATTAATGAAGAAGTTTCTCCTGTAGGTACACCTATTTGAGTATTTTTTTCCAATATGATATCAACAGGAGAACCATTAATTGTTAAAAAATATGTTCTACTCGGTGAATTTGTTAATGGGTCATAATTGTTAACATAACTAAATCCTGACCAAGATGAATTTATAATATCTTCACCTGTTTCAGCATATTTTTTATATCTGTGATATACCGAACCAATTTTTAATACCCATGCGTAAGGTAATTTATGAACAGCACCATATTTTCTAAGAACCGCAAAAATATAATCTAAATCATTAACTGACTCTTGATTCCCTTGGACTGAATGAGTTTTAAATTTTTCTCTTAATGTTGATAGTGGTAAACTATTCAAAAACAAATACGCAGAAGCGACAAAAGGATTTGGGTTATAATCTTGAAACAATTTAACACCATTCTGTATTGAATTTACAAAATAAGGTGTATTCAATATTGATGTTGTTTGTTCCGCATTAACAAATCCACTATAATTAGTATAATTTAAATTACCTTCCGTTGGTAGTTGTTTATCATATGTTTGACTTCTTTGAATATAAAAGTTTTTAATGTTGTTATTCGTATACTCAGAAGAATTTGGTGTTGTCCCTTCTAAATAATTAAAACTACTGACAGGTCTTTTTTGTGTTTGTTTTGTGACATCAACAAAAGAACTTATTATCTTTTTATTAGTATCAAAATTTAACGTTTTTGTCGTATTGTATGAGTCTTTAGCTAAACTTATTTGTGTTCCATTAGCCAAATATTTTTTATCCCATTTTAAATTAGTGAAGGGATATAAATCAGTTAAATCAAAATTATTGGAATTGGTTGAGCCTGTTAAATACTCCACCAATTTTTCTTCATTTGGTATTGAAACTAATGGTTGTGTTATAGAATCAAATAGTAAAACCGAATTATATATTTTGAAACTATCGTTGTTAACAAGATTTTTAATGTATGAAGTATTAAAAATTCCTCTAATTAAATTCTGCCAACTTTCACCAGTACCTTCATTAGAAAAATGACGTAAAATAATCTCAAAATTAGTACCATTAAAATTGTATTGTTGTAATTTTTGAATTAAAAATGGATTATCGTTTGATAAACTAATTACAATATTGTTTTTTTCACACTCAGAAATAATTTGAGTTATTTGGTCAATATAACCTGAGTCATCCATAACTCTATTTAATTTAGAGTAGTTAGATATTAAAAATAATCTTTCAAATATTTCATAAAAATATTTAACCTGCTCTTTATTTTCAAAAACAGAATTAGATATTGGGAATTCAATCGCATCAATAGTAACACGTTTAGGTTGTGTTAGCTCATTAAAATTTGCCGTAGTATCTTTTGGTGGTGATTGTCTCTCAGTATATCCTTGAATAAATTCTTCAACAAATTCAATTTCAGGCCAAACATCATATAAAAAACCTTTTGTATCATTTATATATTTTGGGTCTCCAGGATATTGTATCTCATATTTTTCTTGATTTTCATTACTAGATGTTTGAGCAATAAATTGTGGCCAAGGATAAATTGGAATTGTTTCGTTAGCACCCGACTCTTTATTATCGGCGGTAGCGTTAGATACAGATGTATTTAAAATAACATCTTTTCTTATTTTATTCAATCTTTGATTCCAAGCTTCTCTATGTACATCATCAAGTAATCTTAAAAAACCCTCACCTGATGCAAATATAACCGCCAAAACATTTCTAATTGTAGGAACAAATCCTAATCCATCAGGATTTGTTGTTAATAAAATCTCTAACGCTTTTGTTAATTCATTTTCAATTTGCTCTCTATACCCTTTAGAATTTTTATATAATTGATTTGTTATTGAAATAAAACTATTTTCCCCTTCAAATTGATAAAAATAAAGAGGACTTGTTGAATTACCGTTACTTCCATTAGCAATACCTTGTCCAAAAATTAATGTTTTTTGAAATTCGGCTTCTAATGTTTTTGTATCGGCAGTTGTAGGTTGATTAACACCTTTAAGTTGTCTGTAAGTCTCTTCAAAATCAATATCACCAGCAGTAAGTTCTCTTTTTAAATTTTCAATACTTATTTTACTTTCAGACTTTATACTTTTTTTATTACCATTAATAGTATATTCTCCTTTTTCCCCAATACTTTTGTTTTTATTTAATTTTGTATTGTACTCACTAATAATACTATTTAATTTTGATTCCGCATTTTGTTGATTTTGTAAACTTTTCTGTTTATTTCCTAATATTTCGGGTTTATATGTGTAAACTTTGGATTTACTTTTTTCTAATACGTAGAAATTTTTTGAATCCATATATTCATTAAACCATGATGTACCAGCATAATAATATACTTTACCTTGATAATCATTTAATGTTTTTTGGTAATCTCCAATATTGGTAATTGGGTCTAAATTTTGTTTTGTGAATTGGTCTAAAACATTCTTAATGAAGTTCTCAATTCTTTTTTGTAACTGAACTATTGTTATTTCAGGAAAATTGTCATCAATTAAACCTTTTGATTTATATTCACTATAAACTTCTTTGATTTTTTGATATCCAATTTCTACAATAGAATCTTTAACATTGGTTAACTGTGCCGGACCCCCACTTGTTGTTTGAATAGATACTCTTGATTTATACATATGTGGTGTAGCAGTAAGATACGCCATTGATAAATCAGCTAATGCTGTAAATTTATATGTATAGAATTTGAGTGATATTTTAAAATTACCACTATTAGCATCATATCTTGAAGTAAAATCTCTTAACATTAAAGGTAGTCTTACCGCTTTACCATAAAACCCTTTAAGGGTTAACTGAAATAATGGATAAGGTAAATTAAAAAATGCTGCGTATGGTGAACTATCACCCGCCTCAAAAAGAGCCCTTCCCTTAACATCTTCCATTTCAATTTCAATCGTTGGATTAAATGCGGTATTTACACTAACCCTTATTTGAGTAATTCCTAATAATCCGTTATCTGTTGTTCCAGGATTTCCTCCTGAATTTAAAGTCTCTCTAATATAATAATCATCAGATTTTTTATTATTAGGAATTTTTTCTTTTACTAATTGATTTACCCCCTTACCTTGAATTGTATCTTTTCCTGTTATTTCATCGGTATAGCTATTATCTAAAAATGTTTTACCACCTGGTTTTAAGAAGTTCATTGATGCAATAGAAATTGTCTGTATTGCATCAGTATTTGAAGCACCAACCGCTAATTTGGTTCTTGGTATAACTTTACATTCTAAATTGGCGTACATCACCAAATCCTCTTGTTTGACAAAACGTTCTTTAGCTTTTCCGTTTTCATCAATTACTTTATTTGGGTCAATTATTATTATGTTATTATAATCAAACTCAACTAATATGTTTTCTTCATTACCTACCATAATAGAAAAAATGGTTATTTAATTCGTTTTTATAGTCTTGTAAAGAAGCCACTAAAGGAAATGGAATTGTCAATATAGCACCATCAGGAATATTCCATTCCTCCCCTCCATAAATTGAGTTTGACGCCAAAATTAACCATCCAAAAGTAGGTGTTCCATAATATTGTTGTGATATTTTATCCATTCTTGATTGACCAACTTTATAAATGTAACGTTTGTCAGTCGTTTTAGATGGTAAGTTCACATAAGGAACAACAGTTTGTTCTCCGTTTATAAGAAATGTATTATATCTATTATATGTTTGTCTGTTAGCCATTGAACTGTTTGTTTACTGGATTAGTCACATATAGTGATAATAGTTTATCTCCATTTGTTTTATTATTATCATTTGATACTGTTGAATAATTCATTCTTCTAGGTTTACCTTTAACATACATTTCATCAATGTCTTCCAATCCTTCTGTTAAATCTAAGTATTGATTATTTTTCTTAAAGTCTTTAAATTTCTTTTCATAAAATTCTATTACTTTTCCGTAATCTTTTGCCATCTCATCACATATTTTATCTATTCTATTTTTTAAATTTTTAGGTTTTTTCTCACTTTCATAACCTTTAATTATTTCTTTTTTGAAAGTATCAAGTTTATTTTTATTATTGAAAATTCTTGACATTACTAAGAAAAATCTTTTGTCTTGCACATTTTTTATATTACTCGAAACTTTTGAGTCAATTAAATAGTCTCCACCATTATATGTTTGGTCAATAATTTTTTCAGCTTTTACCAAATCATTAAACTTATTGGTTGTTGGTACTATTTTAACAAAATCTGTTTGTAGTTGAATTAAACTATTACTTGAATTAGTATCAGTTATGGGAGTTCCCGATAAATTATAAACTCTAGGTTTATTACCCTCTAGTAAAAACCCGTCAACCGCACCATATACCAAGTTTAGTTTAGAAACAGTATTAATTAAATCTATTTGATTTTCAGTTAAATTCTGAATTATTGTACCAATATTATTTGAAAATGTTGATGACATACTCTTAATATATGTTTTCATATTGGCTTTAACACCATCAATAACTGTTGTTTGATTAAAACCATCCTCAAGTAAAAACTGAATTATTCTATTATTACTAGCGGTTATATCATCATCAATATTATTAAAAACTTTATTTATTTCATTTTGATATTGGTCAGGTTTACCATATATTACTAATTTTGCCGATGTTCCTGCCGACCAATCTGTTTTAATTCTACTTTGATTTACTAACTGAACTAACCCATAATTACCATTTTCAGTATTATTATTGATTATCTCAATTTGATTAACAGTATTAATATAATAATTTTTTGTTTTATCTAATAAACCATCCATTATTTTTTGGTAACTCATTTCACCAGTTTGACCACTTTCAACAGGTATGTTAGTAACTATTTCACCAATGGTAGTTCCTCCATCATTTGGTTGTTGATTTACAACATCTTTTTTAGTTGCCGAAACTTCTCCATTCAATAAAGAATCAACAATTTTCTTATCTAATGCTGATGTATCTTCAGTCCAAACCGCTCTTTCATCATAAATTTCAGTATTTGCATAATAATTAAATGATAAAGCGTTCTGTAGTTGTTCTACGGGTTTTGCCAATCCCATACCACCAATAATATCAAAGTTCATAGTAACATTAGCCACCATAGGTTGAATTCCAATACCTTCAGGATTCATATCTAATGTTAATGGGTCATAACTAAATGAAAAACTTTTAGGTATAATTTTAGTATGGTAAAAATCACCAACTCTTAATACTAATACAGGAGGAGCACCAAAAGATGTATTTACAGCATCATTTATTCTAGGTTTACCATCCACACCAATTATAGGTAATGTTTCACCAGGTCTAAGACATTGATTCAAAAATGTTAATCGTGCATTTAATCCTTCAGGTGTCATGGAGTGAAACGCAGGATTAAAATATTTAATTTTTTCTTTTATTGAGTCATAAATAAATGGATTTTCCTCTTTAATTACTTCAAAGTAATCACATTCAGATAGTAATTGTCTCAATATTTTTTTACTAATACCTTCTTTTAATTTTTGTTGTATTGTTATTGTTGGCTGTGGTTTAGGAGTATTAATAGTTTCACCCGTTATAGTCGTTTTTGGTGATGTTGTTTGTTCAGGTTCTTTAGGTTTTTCCAGTACTACAGGGTCTACTCTGATAATCATTTTAACTCTACGACAAGCCATTGCACTAATCGAATAAATTTGTGATTGCGATGTTACAGTATTGTTTTTATTTTTTATATCTTGAGTACAATTAACATCACTACCATAAGTACCTGATTCACAGTAAGGAATTACCGTTTTTTCACCAGTTCCTCCAAAATTAGTTATTGTTAATGTTTTATCAATGAATTTAGCTAAATTCACATCACCTTTACCTTTATATTCTTTTAAAAATTTTGTAACTGAACTAATTCTTCTGTCAGATAAACTTTTATTATAATTTACTTTAGCAGGTGCAGATGCTGAACCTTCTAATATTAATGTAACATTCGCTAATTTTTTATCTAAAATATTATATAAATCAGTTATAAAATTTTTATCGTTTAAAGCAATTTGTTTAAAGTTAGAAATAACAACGTTATTAAAAAAATCAGTGGTATTTCTATTAGTATTCCCCTGATTAAATTCAGAATCAGCATTTGATTGGTATTTACTAATATTTGTTGAGGTAGTATATGTGTTATATGTCTCTAAATAAGACACGTCACCTGTTTTTGGTATATCATTTTCAAAATAAAATGCTAATTCTGTATATTTTGATTCAAAATCTTTTACAGAAGGGTCAACCGTTACTGTACCACTATTGTTTTCATTAGTGTTCACCCCCTGTCCATTATTATTCGCAGTATTTTCTGCAGGTATTTCCTTTTGTACACCTCTTAATTGTTCAGGTGTTAATCTTGGGTCATTTAATATTTCCTGATAAGTATATAAATCTTTTACAGGTATAGTATTAAATTTCTTAGCTAATTCATAGATATCAAACTTAACACATCCAGCAAAGAAAGAGTCAATTATTGAATTTAATCTTTCTTTGTTTTTACCTTTTAATTGTTGTTCAACAATAACATTCATAACAGACGGGTGGTCAACAATTATTTTCCAAGATAAAGTTCCACTTCTTGACGTATCTTTATACGTATAAATCGGTTCAGGTCTTCCTAAAAATGATTGTGCATTCCAGTTCGCACTACTTGTATCTGTAAATTTTAAATCATAAGGTGGAAACCACATAACTCTACCACCATTAGGACCTTTCTCACAAATAGGTAATTCATCGTATGTATAACCCGGTCTACTTGACGTTCTCCAAGCCAAATTTTCAATTGAGAACATGTATTTTTTGGCATATCCTCCTTTACCCATTGGGTCACCAGCAACAATGTTTGTTGAACCAGGATTTCTTAATGGTACTATATTGAGATTGTATGTATTATCCAACACAGAATTAGTAAATCTTCTTCCTGATGTTGTTATACCATCTCTTTTTTGTAAGTCCGCATAGGTATAATAAGGAGTATCTTTAGCAAATAAACGACAATATTCAATACCTTTTTCACCACCAGTTGTATTATCAATATATGATACAACCTGTGAACCTTTTGTAAGTTCTTTGTATCCGTCATTAAAGACTTTACTCACCTGATTAATAGCATTACCGACATGTTTTAATCTACTAATACCTTGTACATTATCGGCAGAGTCAACCAATCTTTGCGTTTGGTCTAATATTGAAGTTTGTTTAAATGTTAAATTTGTCGACTCATCTCTTTCATAATTTGAACTTATTTGATTAAATTCATCATCTTTACTTCCCGTTCCACCTCCTGGTGTTGCTTTAAAACCAGCATTAGATTTATATTTAGGTGATACCCATACAAAACCGCCATCTAAAGAACCGCCATCTGTTGTAGATTTTCCCGCTAAACCAAAATTTAATTGACCAATATTTCCTTCGTAAAGTTGACCAAGTTCAGATGGTCCATAAACAGGTGAAGGATTTTGTCTACCAAATGGGTCAACAGGAATTTGATTTGGTGGTGATGTTATCGTTGAAGGTTCAGCATTTCTACTTCCCACATAATATCCACCAATTAAAGTACCGTTTTGTGGGTTTATTAAACTAACAGCTAAGTTAACTAAACCTTGGGCAACACCTAATAATCCACCAAAATTTTTATTATATGATGGTTGATATCTGTTATAATCAATATTTTTAAATAAGAATGACCTTTGAGCATTACCTGTATTTGCTAAAAATATTTCCGATGGATTTCTCGTAAAATTCAATATAGGACCTAAAAATCCACCTGTTAATTGATTAACAACATTTAATGCGTTTGACACTTGTTGTGACTGAGCGTTTGGTACATTTTCATTGAAATAATCACCAGGTATAAAAGAAACAGGCCAATAAGCACTAGCCAATCTTGTCGCGAAATCAAAAGCATTTAATAATGGAAATTCAGGAACTGTAATCCTATAATCTCTGTATATTAAAGGTTCTCTTCCCGTTGCAATTAATGACGCTTCAAATGGGTCTGAAAGACTTTCTAAATTAACTAATCCTACCGTATTTTGATATATCTCAGCATCTACTCTAGCTTTAAATAAATCTTTTAAATTTTGTGCCGAAATTTTAGCCAAATATGAATCTTGAGATAATAATCCGTCAGAACCTGTTGGGTCATTCGACAACAAAATAGTATAAGGACTGTATGAAGATGGTATAAACGTTGGTGGGTCCCAATAAGGAGCATAAATCCTATTATTATTTTGGATACTTGTTATAGTAACCATATTTTGGAATCCACCATTAGGACCATAAACGTTTTCTATATACGCAGCATCAATGAAAAATTCATTAACTAAATCTAACTTAGTGTCATTTGGGTCATATTCACCACTATTAGATGATACAGGTAATGGGGGGTTATTATATGTAATTTGTATATTATAACCTCCATCAGGACCATATTGATTTAATGGATATAATTGTTGAGCAAACGGGTCTTGTGAAATAAATTCATCGGGTGAATTTATAACATTAGATACTGTTAAATTAGTTTCATAATTTACTGAATTAGGTGGTGAACTGTAAACCCCCGTAACAGTATACGGAGGTAAATTTCTAGCTAATAAAGTATCCCTAAAAGTAGCACTATTCGCAAATGATAAAACACTATCTGGCATTTACTCTTTTTACAATAAATAGGTCGTTATTGGATTTTTTTAAACACTTAATAATGGATTTGCCGAATAAGGATTTAATTGTGGATTAACATTACCTTTCATTCCATTATTAATAGCATCAGTAATTGAAGTTATAATTTGTTGTTGCACTCCACCATTTCTCATAGCTTCTATAATATCATTAGATGACACATTTGAGTTATTTGAATTTAAACTAATATTTAAATTAACATCAACACTACCCATTATTTTTTGTTCTGTCGGTAATCCACCACCTAAATTAGTACCAATCGCTAATCCATTAACTTCTCTTACTGTATCTTCAGGTAATGTATTAATAATAATAGCGTCTTTTACATTTTTTTCCATCATAGGTCCTGTTGTTTGAGAACCCTTAAATTCATTATTTAGTGTTTGTTTAAAGTAATTAATTAAAATTCCAAACATATCACTAGATTTTGCGGCTTCCGCAATATTTTTATCTATTGATTTGAATATTTCTATACCGGCATTATCACCAAAATTTACTAGTCCTTTTTCTACTTTTCCAATCGCATCGATAAATGATTCTAAACTACCTTTACCTGACATTAATTCAGTTAATGACTTAGTTATTTCACTAAGTGATTTATCAGTTATTTCTCTAACAGATTTTGGTGTGACAGATTCAGGTGTTAATATATCCGAACCAGTTCTAACAAGTCCTTTACCGGCCTCAACTAAAGTTCCTGCAGGTTTTGAGGTTGCTAACCCATATTTAAGCGGTGCAAAAACATCTTTTATCGCGGCAAGTATACTTTCAGATACATTTAACTGTTGTAACGTTAAATCTTCTAATGTTTTTGGTTCGCCAGCTTTCTTTAAGTATTCAACATCTTCATCACGTAATTCACTTACCGCCTTCTTCACCATTTCTCCTTTATCTTTATCAAATACTTGTACTTCATATACCCCACGTTCACCCATTTCGGCCATATTAGCAATCATTTTTTGTTGGTCTTCTGTTATTTTTAAACCACTAAAATCAATCTCTCTCATTTTTTTATCTAAGTCAGAACTACCTATAGCCATTTTAGTTAATTCATTGTAACTAATACCCATCTCTTTACTAATTTCCATTAATTGTCTTTTAGCTTGCGGCATGATTTCAAATTGACCTTTTTCGTTAAGTTGTACGAATTGTTGTGTCATTTTAACAATTTGATTTTGTAGTTCTGCGGGGTCATTCTGTGCCAAATCCATTAATCGTAAAGGGTCTAATAAATCTGTTTGTGCAACACCCAATCTTTGTAAAGACGCCGCCATTTCAATTGCTTTTTCTGGTTGTAATAAATCTTCAGCAACTTTCAATGTACTTTCCATATTAACTCTTAATCCAACAGCTTGTGATGCCATTTTTGCCAAACCTTCAACACCCCCTTGGAATGTGAATTTGTTCATTTGGTCCATGTTTTTTAAAACCTCCCCACTAACAGCTTGAGCATTAACACCTTGACTTCTCGCAACATTAACAACTTCTTTCATACCTTCAACCGCTTGGAATGATGATGTTCCAACGTTTCTAAACGCCTCTACAATTTCTTTACCGCTCTTACCTGTAACTTCTGATGCCGCATATAATTTTGAGTATAAATCAGAACTAAGGATAACATTTCTACCTAAAACACCAGCAACTTCAGTCTGCATTTTAGAAATATCACTAAAGCTACCACCAAGTCTAGCAACTTGTTGTGTTGCATCAGTTAATCCAACTTTCATTGATTGGATTAATTCATCACCAAGACCGAACTTTTTAGAAAGGTCTCTTGCAGCGTTATCTACTTCTAAAACAACATCAAGTAACCCTTTTGTACTTGATGTTATTTCAGTTTTTATTAAATCTCCAATTGATTTCCAACTTTTAACACTTTCCTTACCAGCATTTTCAAGTGCATCATCTGCCATATTTATATTATTTTATAATAAATATCAATTTTATGTTTTTGGTGTATTTTCCTCTATGATTTTATCAATCATATATTTTCTCCAATAAACAGGCAGGATTAAGAAGTCGGAATATGAAACTCCATTAAACTTTGACAGAATACGATATTCGTCAATTAAAACTTGGTTATATTTAGAAGAAAGGCCGAAAAAAGTCCACCCCAAAGGTAATCTCAAACGTTACCTTTTCTCCAGACGGGGCTATAATATTTCTTGTTAAGTCTAAAGAAGGAACGTTATCTTTTAAAAACTTTCTGATATGTTTTGAATCCATAATTGGTAACGAATCAATAAATTGACTTATCACACCTCTATCAGAGTCTCCATTCACTTCTTGTATTTGTTTATTTAATCTCCAAGTAACTGTCGGTGCAGTTCTACCAACAGGATATTGTTCTTCAAGTCTTCCGATTTCCATAACTTCACCAAAACTAAGTGGTCTAATTTTAACTTGAGCACCTGAACGAGGTAATGTTGTCGTAAATAAACCATTTTCATCAGGTTTAACTGTACCTTGTTTAATATTTAATTCATCCAAAAGTATTTCACTATCAAATGGTTTACCTGTTGAAGGGTCTGTAATTGAAAATTTATATTCAGGACCGAAAGAAGTATTTCTTAAAAATATTAGGATAGCTTCAATGTCACCATCTAATAATTCGTCAGGTCGTAAATCATGTTCATATATTTTATTTCTTAATAAATTTAACACGATACCATCTTTAGATGGATTTCTACTCGCACTAATTAACAAATTTTCATCATTTGCAGTAAGATAACCTACTTTAACAGATTTTTTCTTTGATTTATAAAATACCCCTTGTGTTGGTAATGATACCACATCGTGTGGTAAATTGAAATCAGCCGTTCCGGCATCGAATAAACTTTTATCCATAATACTCTTTTATTTTAAATTTTAATTCATAATGACGATAAATCAATACTATTTGTATTTTTAGATGAATCTTTTGAGATTTCTTCATTCGGTAAGATTAGTTCTGATTTTACTTTTCTTTTGTGTCTGTTTTTAAATTCTTCCTCTGTTTGAAAAATTTTACCACATGTAAAACAAGTAAAACCACTAATGTTGTTATCATCGGCAGTCATTATATATAAGTATTAACATTACTAAAAATAAAAAAAGTTCCATAAATAGTATATGGAACTTTTGAAAAATATTTGAAAAAATCAATAAACCAATATACAACGGTCTGGACGCAAAACAGCAGTAATACTTGCAATAGCATCACTATTATAAGCAACAGTATCAAAGTTAACGTCTTGTAACCAAGTACCTTCTAAAATCCATTTCTCAACTACAACTCCTGTTGGGTCTAACATTTCTAAGTCAACGTTTTTCTTGTATCCTGCTGCGTAACCCATACGACCTGTAACTGATTCTGCACATAAACGTACCCACTCCATCAATGCTTGAGAAGCTGAAGGTCCGATAGGGTCACGAAATTTACAGTTTATAGTTCCCCAAGTGAATCTTCCTGCCACATATGTAGATGTGTTAAGGAATTGAATTTCAGTTGAGTTAATTGTTATATGTGGTCTTGAAGCAGATTCTACGAACCATTCATTTATTCCTAAAGTGGATGGAAATCTTAAAATGAACCTGTTCTGTCTTTTGGGTTCATAAGGAATCGGCATTTTCATTAGTAAATCAGCCATTGTAATATTATTTTAAATTTTTATTTTTGTTTGTTTATTTCTCTATAAATATATCGAGATTAATAATTATCTCTTTACTTTGATTTTTTTAAAATTATTCTTTACTAGAATCCAGTTAATATTTCTTTTTAATACCTCCATGTGTTGAATATGTTTTTAACATTGGTTCATTTTTAAAATGTTTTTTCATTTTTTCTAGGTTTTTTAAATCATCATCTGAAAAACCTATCTGGGGTACAAACTTATTAGATACTTTATTCTTTAAATAAGCTTTCTTTTGTAACTCGGAAGATTTTTCTTTAACATATTGAATAAATTCTTTCATTGCTTGAACTTTAAGTTCTTCGGGTTTTGCTGCGGAACCTTGTCCAAAAGTTACTGGATAAAATTTACACAATTCCAAATATTCTCTAATCATATCTTTTTTTGATAATGTTTCACTATCAGTTAAATTTCTGTACTTTTCTAAACTTTTTATTAATTGATTAGAATTAATACCATTTTTGTTGGATATAATTAAATTATAAACAGATTCTTTTAATACCTCAGGATTATGTCCCCTTGCGGTTATAATAGAAAATATTGAACCTCCATTTATTGCCTCAACAAAATCACCCCAAGCCGCTGAGGGTTTTGCTATTAATGAATCGATAATAAATTGTTTATTTCCTTTAACCCCAAAATATTTATAAGGTTCATCAGAATATCCAATTATTTCATGTCCTTCATAATCAAAAGGTTCTATACCTATAGTATGTCTATATTTTGCATAATCTTCAGTTGACATACCCACTTCATCCCCATCCTTATCCTTTAAGATTATTTTTGTGGGCATTTGAAGGAT